AGAATCTTGAAATGGTTGCGAACATTACCGGTACCTGCGTAGTGCTTTTGTACCGGCGCGAATGCACCCTTCCAGATATCTTCCATGCTCCCCATCAAGGAGTCGAACCTCGCTCTTTCGGTCCAGAGCCGAACGTAATGCCAATATACCAATGGGGAATGTAACGAGCGAGTAGCGGGAGTCGAACCCGCGCCAAATGATTGGAAATCACTTATGCTGCCGTAACACTTTACTCGCATTGCGTATTATCCACCGCGCCCGGTCCCTAGTTTCCTAGGTCATATTATTTATCCAGTTTACAGACCTAGGTCTTTTCTGTCAAGTCTGAGACTGGACATGATCTGGTCCTCGTGTACCGGCGCGAATCCGTTGGCGTCAACACCAACAGAAATCATTCTAGTACCCTTGTTGGAAAAGGTGATCTTCTCCAACTGGTGAGTGTGCCCATGAATTAGCGGCACACCCTGATCGGTAGGACGCAATTTACTGTGCCGGTCAACAGCCGTGTGGTCGCCGTGGTAGGGGTAGTGCGAGAGCACGAACATCTGCCCCTGTAGAGCGAACTGCTCAACCTCTCCCCAGACCTCATCGAAAACCTCTAGATAGTCGTCCATAAAACGATCCCTGCGAGCCTCCGACTCTAGCGATGATACACGGTCATGGTTACCGGGCACAAGTACCTTGAAGCCGGGAAGACCCTTCATCCTGAAAAGACCGTCCGGCCATGGACCCATCGCCACATCGCCAAGGTGGATCACCATATCATCAGCGGTCACCGTCTCATGCCAGTTGGCAACGAGCATAGCGTCGTGGTGGTCGATATCCTTGTAAGGACGACCGTCTCCAAGGTGGAGAATGTTCTTGTGTCCGAAGTGCGTGTCACTTGTGAAAAATACAGTCATTACTTCTCCTTAATTAGAAGTAGAGCGAGGAAGAAAGTGCGAACCTTATACCAGAAAATCTTGGACTGCATGCTCTGCTGACCCTTTTCTGGAAGCCAGAAAGCCTTTCTTGCCGCACGCCATGAATCGGTAACTTCGACCATCAGTAGAAGACCGAGCCACGAGATAATAACAATCATAAGAACGGAGAAGAAAATGTCAAAACCGTCAAGAGTTCCGTCAAATACCCAGATTCGCAGGAGGAACCAGAGTGGCAGAAGCCAGACTCCTAGGATGACAAGAAACGTTACCATTTGAACTCACTTCTCCTTAATGAGAAAGAACTTGCCGAGAAGGATGCGAGCCTTTACAAACTCATGCGGATTACGCTCTTTCGGTACCGGCGACATGAAGAATGCCCGCCTGAGATTCTTCCTCTCAGCCCACATAAGCATCATGAAAAACAGAACTGGTGCGCCAACAGTTAGACCAAAGATCATGCCGAGCCAGTCCTTCATAGAAATCTGACCATTTTCATCGATCTTTTCGTATGCAACCTCACGAATCAGGAAGTAATCCATGACAAGCCAGAGGAAAGTGACAATCAGTCCGATCATTTGAAATCCCTTGCCTTAATCTTGGTGATGATTCGCCTACCGGCGCGGTCAAATAGCGGGACAGCAGGCACAGCAATAACACCCTCTGCCTCAAACGGACCCCACATAGAGCGAAGACCAGTAAACTTGCTGCTGATGTGAGCGATCCTACCACCAGACATACTAAGCATGCAACCTGTCCTCACAAGTTCAAAACCCTCATGCAAGGTGCTGCGACCCAGCACAGGAACGGACTCTAGACCAACCTTGGCACAGAAATCATCAACGTCCTTACGGAGAAGCCAGAAGTCTCCGACCTTAATGTCGAACGCAACGAATTCAGGAGTATATGCATACTTGCCACCGCCGTTTATCCTCGGACCATAACCCTCACCATAAATGGTAAGTTGTGGAATCTGACGCTCGATCATGATATCGCCAACAGAGCGACCGATATAGTTGCACAGTTCCTCTAGGCGCTGGAATAGCGGTTTTGGAATCTGAGCGTTGTCCGTCCTACCGGCCAGATGGAAACCACCAGCCTGATTGAACGTAATTCGAATGTTGGTGCCGTCCACCTTCTCAGTGAACTCCCACTCTAGACGAGACAGGTATTCCAGTTCTGGCATGCACCACTCACCGTGGAGCATCTTGCCCTTTTCGTCGCGCTTAAATGGCGCGTTGATCTTGTGATACTCAGTCATTAAATCCTCACTTGCAGGTGGGATCAGCAGTCACCGAGACAGCACGAGCCTCACTCTGACCGCCACCGTTGGTCGTGGTCGAGTAACGAATACCGTCAACACAGACGGTAGCAACGTTGGCGTAACCGTCAGGCATTTCGATAATGGTGACAGGCTTGTTCACGCGCTTCCCAATAGGAGCGTCCTTGAACGTCTCGTTGAACTTGTCGAAGCCTCCACCGGCACCGCTACCACAAGCGGTAAGCGAGACAGCGGCAAGTGCAGCAACAGCGGCAAAAACAATCTTCTTCATTTTGACTCCTAAGTGGTCGTTGATGTTGAGACTAGATTACACACTGTTGCTGCACCTGTCAACAGTCATTCCCCAAGAAGGTTCTCAGGGATGGTGTCTGGCACAAGATCGCCAGCGTTCAGATACTCACAGTAGTCCATGATGTTATCAAGATTGTCAAGGATGAGTCCACCCATCTGTACTCCATGCTGACAGGTAGTTCCTTGAACAGCGGCCTCAACAACACCATCGGCGTATGCCCTGACCATATCCTTAATTCCAGTAACAGAAATAAAGACCTCACCATCGATGACGCGGGGCTTCATGACATTATCAATAGCATCCTTAGTCATTTCATCGACTTCGAACTGATCCTCTTCCATGTTTCTCCTTATCCGAACGCTATACGTTCTATTGCTGACTTACGCGGAACGTGGCCGATAACACACATCCAACAGTGGTAGGTGCTGTGGTCACATTCCTTTGGTGTCTTTTGCATTGTCGCAGGCCATGCGGAAGGCTGCGGACCAGAGAAACACTCTGGACATTCTTCACCGGGAAAAAGTATCCTACCGTTCATACAAAGATCACAAGTCTCGGGTCTTGGACCCTTCAATGATCTTTCTCTACCGCGCTTTGGTAGTTCACCGTTTTCGTCGTAGGTCAAGTCAGACTTACGAGCGTTACAAACACGGTGCATCAACTGTAGGTTATCCAATCCCCACGTCTTCTCAAAAGGCCAACCCTCTTCGTTAGCCTTAACCTGTGGGTAGATGTGGTCAAGAGATAGACCGTATCTTGAATCTGGGTCGGGATCAAACGGCAATCTACAACCGGGGTACTGACACTTGTAGCCGTCACGCTCAATCAAAGCAGCGATAGCAGCCTGTCTGTCGAATTGTATCTTCCCACTAACCATAACTAGCGTCATTTTACCCTCCTTAGTTAAAATAGATTTTTGCCGCTAAATCTCGGACGTACTTCCCGTAGTGCTTAGTAACGCTACCGGGCGGTGTCCCATTTGTCAAGACATATTCCGACAGAAGGTCTTGTAGATTAAACAAGCCAGATGGGCAGAGAATTACCTCTTCTTCTCCTACCCTTATCTTAGCAAATTTCATAGGATTTGGAATGTGCTTTATTGAACATTCACAATTACTATCTACTTCACTACTTCTTGTAAGAACATATTCTAAGTTCATTTTAGTCCTCAAATCAACGCTTGTCAAGACCCCAACACCTTCCAACCTTGCATCCACGTTGAAAGTTCCGGTGGCATGTCCGGCTTTGGAGCCTTGATCGGTGCCACTTGATTTTCAGGTTCTGGTGCTGTAGGCTTAGACCTCTTGATCGTGCTCAACGTCATTACCTCAATCTCGGCCAACTCTGGCCTTGGCGTGTGCGAGATTGCATTAAAGATCGCTCCACAGATGGAGTCGGAAAAGTCCTTCTTTCCACTACGGGAGTGGTCGATCTTGTCTGCCTTTGTCACTCGCAGAGCCAGCAACTCATCAACGAATAGATCATTGTTAGGTGCTGACAGTCTTCCCTCATGAACCACCATTGCCATATCGGTATAGTGCTTCTTTGCTACGGATAGAATTTCACTTCTGATTCCGTACCGGCGAAGTTCATTCATGATATCGTGACTGTTCCAGCGGTCGAAGGTGACCAAGGAAAGATCAAAGCCTCTTCTTTGCAGGGAAAGAATGTACTCACGCACGTCAGCGAAGTCTACAGTCTTGTCTGAGGTAGGTGTCCACCAACGAACTGCATCGACCTTCACATACGGAGCCGGTTCTGTCAAGTCTGCACCGATCTGCCTTGTCTTCCAGTATTCCACGTGTGCCATTGTGACAACACAACGGTCAATCTTCTGAGCAAGGTCAACGTGAATGAAATACTTCTTGCCTTCCTCTGGCTGGAACCACTCTTGGAATCGGTTTTGATCATCGATACCGTTCTGACCACGGAAGGCATTTTCCATTGCCTCACGGTCCTTGAAGAATGCGTCTACAGCCTCAGGAGGCATGCAGGCAAAACGAGAAAGAGCATCTACAGGGTTAGACAAAAATGCTTCCTTGTAGTGTTCGATATTCTTGGTTGGGTTGACCTCCCACGATGGGCGCTTTAGAGCAAAGACACGAGGCTGGGCGTAGCGGATAATGTGATCCTCTTCCCACTGAATCGTGAATTCATTGCCCTCTGTACCGGGCGGCAAGTCCTCGTGAATAGCGAACGTGTGCTCACGAATGACAATCTGCTTTTCACCATACGTTGGTGGGTTACCGTGTGGATTACCCTCCACGGCTTCCTTATAACGCTGCTGGATAAAGTCATCCTTGAATCGAGGGAAGGAAAGCAGAACAACCTTTCCAACCTCTGGGAAACGAGAAGTAACCGAGGCGGCGTACATGTCGTAAACAGCCTGAGCAGTCTTTCCGTGTTCATTACCGGAGTTGCTGTCAAGAGCAAAACCAGAAATCTCGTCAAGCACAACGTAGAGAACGTTATAACCCTCCCAAGCCTCTCGCTCGGAGTGACCTGAGTAAACGTTAACGTTCTTGATGAATGCAATATGACCAGCCTTCTTCTCGTACTTACCCTCAAACCATGGAGAGCGCTCAATACGAATAGCGAAGTTCTTGAAGAACACGTTGTTAGCCTGCTGTGCGTTGATAGCGATGTTCAGGATATCGATGGAGTCGCCGGAAGGCTTGCGGTAATACTTAGCCGGGTCACGAAGGCATAGTAGCAGGTACACGATGTATGCACAAGCCACGGTAGAAAGGAAGTCCTTACCCGAACCCTTTCCCAATTGTGCGATGACCTCACGTGCCGTCTTCTTCCATCGCTTGGTGCCCTCTACGTCTCCATAAAGGCTCTGTAGCGTGTGCTCAAAATAAATCTGGCTAGATGCCTCAACCAATTCATACTGGTACTCAGAGAGCGGTGAGTCGGCCATGTTGAGGTACTGTGGGCTTGTTACGAACGTGCGAATATCGACGGGACGCTCTTCAAAGTCGTCACCGCCTACCGCGTTCATTAGATTTGTAAAGTTTAGCATTAGTTAGCAAGTTCCCCCATGATTGTATTACCCTCAGGGTCAGTCGGCACCGAGCCGCCCGTTCCGAAGATTTGTGATAGTCTTTCCTGAATAAAGGCACGTGTTTGTGGATACCTAGAGGCAACCTCGGCAAACATCTTCTGAATCTCTTCTGCCTTTGCTTCCATTTCGGCAATCTCTTCTGCCATACCGGAGTCATCATAAAGACCAGCCTTCTGCAAGGACTCTTGACGCTTTGACTCAACGTCTGCAATTGCCTTTAGCGTACCGGCCCTCGTCTTAACATCTGCCAGAGGGTCATTCACAATGGCCCACATTTCCTTGATGATAAGGTCATAGTGACGGTCCATAGCCGTCATTGCCTCGGCTGCTCGGCCTTGAATGTCTGGGTTGTTACGCGCAATAGAGCGCCACTCGTCCATATAGTCGAGAACCTTTTTTCTCGGTATGTCGAGTTCGCGTGCAATTGTTGTCGGGTTTGTCTCACCCTTTAGGATCGCCTCAACGACCCTGTTCATTTCCTCATAATAAGGCGCGTCTTCAATATGTGTTACTGTCATTTGTCTCTTCTACTTCTCTTTCTGCATGGTACACCGACTAGTCTTGATACCGGGATCATGCGCTTTTCCTTTCCAACGTGAACCAGCAAGTAGTCCTTACCGTTGTCGAGGTTATGAACTAGGCACTCAAAGATAACTAGCCCATAAATGCCACTAACCTTTAGAAAGGCTCCGCTCTTAACGGTAACTTCTCTAAAGGTTAGGGTGTGTGAAATTGTAGCGTTGTCAGTGTATGACACCGGAGTTAACCTTTCCTTTAGTGGTTACTCCTATATTGTATCATATCGTTAATGTATTCAATGTATTCTTGGTAGCCCATGCTGTTCTTTGCTCTATTGCATACAAAACAACAGGGAACCACATTCTCAATTACATATCCAATATCATTGTTCAGTCGATCAAGACCATTATATCTAAAGTCTTTGATCAGGTATTCTCCTGAACGCTTGGATGCGACGTTGATACTGTTTCTGTCTACACGACCACAGTAATGACAGGGGTGGTGAATAGCCTCTACGAACCAGTCAAACGGGAGATTAAATTCCCTACCGGCCCTAGCAGCGTCCGATTTTACTCGCTTGTATGCCGCCCTCTCACCGACGTTAGGTTGCATGTTTTCCTTGCGCTTACAGTTCTTGCATCTGATCTGGTCAGACGTTGTAATCTTGTACTGACGCGAGAGGCGGAATTCATCGCCGCACTTACACTTAAAGATGAATTCCTTCCTCGCGTGCCCAACTAGAGTTGCATGTTCGAAAAGAAATGAGTGCCAGTTCTTTTCTATGAAACCCTGCAACTTCAAGAAGAATGTCCACCATTCTTCGTGGGACTCCATACGGAGCCTTCAAACTTGAAAGTGCGGTTCAACTTGTTTCCACAAGCCGAGCAAGTTTGTCTGTCTCGATCATCGATCTTGACGATTCTGTTCTCATCCTTGTCACAGGCGAGACACGTGTATGAATAATTTGGCATTTATACTCCTAGTTCTAAGGCCGCTTCTTCAAGCGCTACCTTCTTAGGATATTCTATCACGTCTGAAATGCGGTATTCTCCTGCGTCATAGTCGTCATTCCAAGGGCGGGTGATGAGATAGCACGGCGTACCGGCCTGCCACAGAGCCTCAAAGTTAGCGACCTTATCCTCAACAAAGATATCGGTCTTTGAAGAGGTCTTATCAGCAGAGAAGATTAGTTCATCATACATAGGGAAACCATACTCAATCCACCACTCACGAGTAGCATTCCAACTCTTACTCGGGTGTGAGCCAAAGTTACGGTCAGTGATAACAATAATCTCGTGACCGGCATCCTTAACGGCCTGTACCGCCTCAACTGCGTTGGGACGGACATTTCCACGGAAGATGTAGCCAGCGTCAACACCGTCGTGACAGAACTGCATAAAGTCGTCAGTCGTCCACTTCCAGTCCTTATACCAGTCCCAATAGGGCTTTGGATTAGGACCGCTCTTCCACAGGTGATCTTGGCCGGTGGCCTCTAGATAATCCTTGACAGACTGACCGAAGTTAAAAAGAACTCCGTCTAGATCAAATCCTACGCGCATTCTTATCTCTCTTCCATTCAATTTCGATCCAGTGCTTTCCGAACCAAATCTCTATCATGGTCTTGAATCTGAAAACCCTGAACCATCCTTCGTGGTGATCCTCTGCGTCCTCAAATGTTCCAGTCAGAATGTTCATGGTTCCATCCTTCCAAAGTCCCAGCCGGTAATGTCAACAGAGAAGCCAACGATTGAGTCAAACGTATCCATAATCTCATCGCTGTGACCTGACTTGAAATAACCAAGCGTAAGGTGTGGCTTATATGGAATATACGTCTGCACACCCGGCAGCACAGCCAACTGCTCGTTAATCTCAAACAGAGCATCATCCTCAACCCTAACAACAAAGCAGTCGTAAGGCTCGTCAGGATATGGCGACGGGAAGATTTCAATATCGCTAATGTCTAGCGACCTTGGGAGGACAATGCTGTCGAGCACCTGCTTACAGTGCTTTTGACGAACCTTGGGATCGAGCGGACCACGTGCTGTGACGTGCCACTTCTCCATAATGCCCTTCATCCAATACTTCGTAGGATCGGGAGACACGTACTGGAACTCACGAATAGCATTGGGGTACTCGTCGCCATAAGGGCTGCTGGTGTCGATCATGACATACCCGGCGTTTGCGAAATCAAACAGGTCGTCATACAGACCATCAAACTCATGTGCATTCTTCATCAGTGTTTCCACCTTTCTAGCGCTCTACCTACCATCGCGTGGTATTCTTCAAGCGTTCCGTCATTTGTTAGATACTGCTGGAAGTGCGGGTAATCATCGAGGCTTGTCTCGCTAGCGTGATTATTTGCTGGACCCACACCGGCCCTCGTGACGCGCCACAGGCTGCCCTCTCGGTGCCACACGGCGTCTGCCTCATTAGGGAAGCGAACGTCGGTGATTACGTAGTCCTTATTTGGGTCAAGATTGTTCAATGCTGAGTCAACCCAGATGTTCTCACCTAGCACCTGCCTACCGGCCTCGGTACCAAGGCGCTGCAACAGTTCTCTGATTTCCTGACCATATGGAGACTCCTTGTAACCATCCCAACCAGCGTAATCAATTACGTCCCTGACTCGCATAGGCTCATTCTTGCCCCACAGGTGCCAGCCAATGTCATCAGACTTTAGATAAAGATCATTTGACACCAGCGGGTTCAGTGCGTAAAGAAAGTCACGCAACTTGTCTGCAAATGCAATGCGTGTAAAACCATG